TATCGGGATCGTATTTTAAAACGTCAAGAACGCTTTCTATCGGAGGTAGGGGGTTCGCATTCATATTATTTTACTTTGTAATTGGGCTTGTGGGGTGAAATTTCGCTTTTGCCTCGATGTAAGCGGCGAGAGTAAACGCTTTGTCAATCATGCTCATTCCTTATAGTAATATACTTTGATTCCTTTACTGCTTTTAACAATGCTTCATTGATTCTCGCAAATTTTATATATTTACCATTGTCGTCCATTACTTTCACTTTAGATATTAGTAAATCATTTTTGCCGAAATTGTTCTCTTTTAATTCAATTGTTGTAAATTCAAATTTCATAAATAATCCCTTTTGCACATTCTCAGCCTCGTTGATTAAACCTTTCTTATTTTCAGTTGGGAATACTACTTGCTGGAACGCATTGGTATTAGATGCAATCAAAGCCAGGCAGGAAGTGTCGCTTCCATTTTCGGATTGTAGTCCAGCTTTACTTCATGGCTTTGGGTTTCACCAACTGCAAATCGCATCTCTTTTTTCATTGTATCGTGGTCCGTCGCTTTCCTTTTCACCCTGCGCCAGACGGGTAGCTCTGCATCAGAAATGCATACGTGAACATTGACCTCCTGCGTTTGTCCAAATCTCCACGATCTGCGAATAGCCTGGTAAAATGACTCATAACTGTAGGAGATGGAAGCAAAAGCCATGTTTCTGCAATGCTGCCAGTTCATGCCGAATCCGCAAATCTTAGGCTTGGAAATCAACACCCTAGCGTTTCCTTGAGAGAAAGAATCCAGTCTTGACTCCTTTTGTTCGATAGTCATTGAGCCTTTGACCTCAACAGCGTCGGGTATCAGCCTCGACAGCATCGCGCTCTCATCGTTAGATTCGCACCAAACTATCCACGGTTCAGCTGAGTCGTTGACCATATCCGCAACGCTTTTGCATCTTTCGCCTATTGTGGCTCGCCTCGTCTTATGCAAATCAGTAGCGGCCACGCTGGGCATGTCGAATAGCATATCTGGCGATTCCGTAAAAAGCGGCGATTCGTGCATATGAGTTTCTATGTTCAAATTTGGCAAATCATAACCGTCGTCGCTATGGCCTAAATCGGACGGCTTAAAAACGCAACATGACCAACTTCCCACCCACTGCCAAAAGTCTTTGACCGCATGGCCTTTCAGCCTCCAGTCTGCCGTGTTTGCGGAATCGTGGATAAACCACCTAGTCAGCATCTCTTGTGCGCTCATCACATTTAAAAAACGCGAGTGATTGCCCAACTCGGTGTAATCATTCGGCGCAGGCGTCGCTGTGCATGCCAGCTTCCACGGCGTATGATCAAACGCCTCGGTCATCCACTTCCTCATCTTAGATGTCTGCCCTTTAAGAATTGAGCTTTCGTCAAGAACTACTGCATTGAATCGCGAAACGTCAAAAAGATGCGCTCGCTCGTAGTTTGTGATCGTGATTCTCTCCTTCACGTCACCATTGCGCGAATGGTGAATATTCATGTCGAGTAAATTACCAGCCTCTTCAACAGTCTGCTGCGCTACGGCAAGCGGGGCGAGAATCAACACATCACCCGGGACGTGCCTAGCCCAATCGAGCTGCAGAAACGTCTTGCCAAGCCCTGTGTCTAAAAAGGCAGCACCCCTTCCGGTCTTAAGTAGCTTTCGCAGGCAATCGGCCTGATGGGGCTTTGCGTTTGGATGCGGATTGCATTCCACTTTGTCACGACTCGTAATTCCAGCTTCTTTCTTGTGGATAAGCAAATCTTTATATGACGATTTCAAAACAACCCCTTTCCTTCTGATTCTGCAGCCTTGAGGTTTTGTGATGCCTGATGGAAATACGACGGTTTTAGCTCTGTTCCTATAAACCTTCTTCCATGTTTCAATGCCATATACCCTTCTGATCCGATTCCCGTAAACGGCGAAAATACAGTATCACCTTCATTTGACCACATCACTAGACACCTGTGAATAAAGTCGAGCTGCAGAGGGCATATGTGTTTCTCATCCTTCTCATCTCTCGCGCCTTTCTTGCTCAGCACATTAGTTTGATTGATGTCCATCCAGACAGGGCTTGCCCATTGCTGCCACTGGTCTACCGGGAAGTCTTCGGCTGTATGCGTTACTGGATCGCCGTTATCTCCCGGCTTGTAAAAGACAAGCAGATAATCTGGATTCCCCATGCGGCTGCGGCATGAGTCCTTTTTTATTTGCTTATGCAAAAGCCCTAGTGCTTTTGTTCGCTGCATTTCAACGACAGGATCTTTCCATACAGTGACTCTGCAATGGTAAATCCATCCTTCCTCAATATGCGCTCGGATGATTTCCCCAGAAAAGTCGCGTCGGCCTATGTATCCGTGCATGGTTTTGCTCGACGGCAAGTCCATGCAATGAACACACGATAATCTGCCAGGTTTAGTAATTCGCAGCTTTTCGGCAATCATAAACCTGTATTGGTCAAAGAATTGCGCGTCATCGGCGCAGTTTCCCATGTCAGCCACGGAATCCCCGTAAACGTAAAGATTCGCGAACGGTGGCGAGTAAATCGAAAGGTCTATACTGTCGTCGGGTAATCCTTCCGCAAAGGATACGCAATCGGCATTGTAAAGACTCCAATTATCCCCGTGCGCTTCATCTAGCACTTTTGTTTTCATTTTGGTTTTCATATCTGATTTTTATTTTCACGAATTGTTTTTTCACTAGCGGCTCGCAAGCAAACCGCTGCAATGTCGATCAGCTCACATCTCAATTCAGCCCAATCGCTCTTGTGGAGCGACTGCTTAGCCTCGAGAAATTCCTCCTCCAGAATCCCCATGACTTCGTGAAGTGATGCGTATTGGCCGTATCGACGCTCTGCATTGTCAGCGACATCATGCGCCTTGTAAATGGTTTCTTTAAGAATTGCCATCTTTATTTACGCATCGGCATGATAATATATTTGAGGCCATCTGATTCGATCAAAACTGGCGATTCGTCCTCGCCCACTTTAATATCGACCGATTCCCCGTCGATGGTCGCAAGCATCTTAGCCAAGAAATCGTGATTTACAGAAACGCCAAACTCGGGCGACTCGCAATCTAGCTTTTCCGACGCTGACTCTCCTGCGTTCGAGGCAGAGACTGTAATTCCATCAGCACTCCCGTCGAGCCGAACGCATCCGATCCGAGGATCGGCAATCAATCCGACTCGACGGAGAATGCCGAGGAGTTTTTTGTGCGGGGCGGGAAAAGTTCTCATTGCCGACTCATTCGGCATTACCTGTCGCCAATCTGGAAATTTGCCTGCAATCAGTTTGCTCCATATCTCACCGGTCTTTGTGCGGACACTTAGCCGCTCCGAGGATATTGCAACGGTCGCAGTTTCATTCCCCTTGCAAATGTCGGTAATGGCGTCAGCCGCCAGTGTTGGAATGACGGCGCCGAAATCATGCCAGCGATCCACATCCATCGAGGAAACTGCAAGCTGCCGTCCGTCCGTTGCTACAACTGACGCAATGCCATTCGTGACTTCGATCAATACACCGTTCAGAATGTAGCGAGTTTCGTCTGTTGAGGCGCAACCTATTGAGCTGGTGATTGCGCGTGATAATGTCACTGCGTCGATCCTATACTCCAGGGAATCGTCTTTGTTCGCGCACTCCGGCCATTCAGCAATATCAACGCCCTGCACCGATGCGGTGAATCGACCAGAAGAAATTTGAGTTTCCGAGCCTTCAGATTGAATCTCTACAGTCTCGCCGTCTAGATTTGCAATGATAGAATTAAATCGGCGGAAGGGGACCAATACCTCGCCGTCTTCGTCTACATCCGCGTCAATTCCCGTCGTTGTTTGCTGATCTAGGTTGGTTGATCCGAGATTAACAAAATCAACCGATGCAATTATTCGGATGTTGCTCAATACCGGAATATTACCGGCGGGACTGCATGTTTTTCCGACGAGCTTGAGCGCGGCAGATAGTTCTGATTTATTTACTGTTATTTTCATAGCGTTTTCCCTTTAACCCGAATGCACGGGACATTTTTCTTTCCAAACGCGTCACAAGTCGACCGGAATAGGGTGATCTTCTTACCGATCCACTCATTCATCTCGTTCCCGTGATGGCGGCGGATCGTCCGGGCATTGGTCTTGTTAAGGACCATCTCTTTTTTAACGCCAAGGATTTTCATCAGCGGGTTTTCAATCGGTCGACCGTCCCGGCCTAGGTCTTTTCGCGTCCCAATACGGACGCCTTCGATCTCGACCTCGATTTCCTTGTTATCAGGAATGTCCTCGGCTTCCAAAAAACCGGAAAAAGCATCAGAGACTTTCATTCAATACCTCCAGCAAATCTTCCAGGTTGATGCGTGAACATTTGTGGCTTTTTGCCTCTAGCGAGTCAATGCAGTCATCGCAATGCGATTGCGTGAAAACGAAATCAGTTTCGCATATCTCAAAAACAACCGACGACGCTTCAAAAACGCCATCGCATGTTTTACATTTTTTCTTGTCCATCGACGGAGACTAAAACCGCAATCGGTTCTTGTCTACTATTTTTTTTCAAATAGAAAAAATTGGACGTTTTGAAAAAAGCGGTATAGTCTCCGCTGGCCTAAGGCCATTGAAACGTAAAAACTGAATATGAAAAGAATCATTGCACTAACTTTGCTTGTGTTTGTTACAGGCAACTCTCAAGAAAAAAGGGCATTCCGTCCAATTTTGCAATCCGGCGTATTGCCAGCTCAAATTGTGAAAACAGCTAAACTCTGGAACGGTAAGCACTTTCGAAAAGGGCAATCTTGCCAATGCGCTAACTGGGTTAGCCAAGTCGTTTTTTCTGCCGGTGGAGGCAGGCCGCTGTATTCCTCGATGGCGCGGAATTGGCTAGAATGGGGGAGGGTAGTCAGCAAATCGGCCATGAAACCGGGAGATGTCATTGTGACCTGGCGCGGAAGCAAGGGCGGGAAAAGTGGTCACGTTTTGATCTATCTCGGAAACGGTCAATGTATCCATCGCCCGACTAGATCGAAGCCAGTGCAGATGACTGACCTTTCGATTTATCAGTCTAAAATCCTTGGAGTCAGGAGGGCAATATAAACGATCTTATGAGAAATTATGATAATACTACCGAAACAATTACACACCTTAGCCTCTGTAGCGGGTACGAAGGCATTGGACTTGGACTCCGAAGAGTTCTCCCAAATCTGCGAGAAATCGCTTACGTGGAGAGGGAAGGATTCGCAGCAGCGAACTTGGTTTCAAAGATGGAAGCGGGAGAGCTGGATGCAGCACCTGTGTTCACGGACGTTAAAACCTTCCCATACGGAAAGTTTCGTGGATGCGTGGACATCTTATCTGGAGGATTCCCGTGCCAACCGTTCAGCACTTGCGGAAAGCGTGAGGGAGTTGAAGACCCAAGACACTTGTTTCCATTTATCCGAGATGGAATCAGAGATTGCCAACCCAGAATTGTTTTCCTCGAAAACGTTGAAGGAATTATCTCAGCCAAAACAGGAGAGGGAGAATCAGTTCTCCAATATGTCCTCGGAGAGTTGGAAGGATTGGGTTACAGAGCAACGGCGGGAATATTCTCAGCGTCTGAAGTTGGCGCACCTCACCAGAGGAAGCGAGTCTTTATCTTGGCTGAGTCCAGTGGTGCAGGACAGCAAGCACTCAGGGACAAACTTAGGGCCAAACGGACGGCGCGACTTATTAGTGAATCAAGTGAATTGGCCGACTCCAGCAGCGAGAGATTACAAAGGAAGCTATTCTCCAGCGGCGTTAATTCGGAACGACGGAAAGAGTCGGATGGACCTCCTTCCTCAAGTTGTCGAATACGACAAAACGAGTTGGCCGACTCCGACAGTAGGGGAGGGGTCGAAGATCGGGAATCAAACCAATTACGGGCAGAAGGGTCTGTCAAATCACCCATCCATCGTTGGCCTTCCAGACCGGGACAAGCTCAAGAAGAGTGGGAAGAGCCAAGAGTCATTGCCGATTCATATACCGAAGTTGAGGGGCAAGCTAAATCCAGATTGGGTCGAGCAACTGA